GTTCATAAGTGTTGAGAAAGTAACTCATTTGAGAAGTCTCCGATAGGTTACCCAAGTCACAGCTTGAACCTGAGTTGGGGTTAGTTTGTGACCGCACAGTAAATCACTGCGATCCGCAACTAGTTTGTAAGCACGTTGAATAGTTTCATATAGCTTAGGCGTGATTGAAGGTGTGCGGCTTGTGGCGATTCGTTCCCCAATAAAGATAGCGTAAGCATGACCATCGACACATACACTATTGTTGTCACCCATTATGGACCTGTAAAAGGCAACAACTTTCTGACCTTTAAGTATTCCCGCAATAGCCTCAGTGTCTACTGATTCTAAGCTAAGGATATCAATGGCCTTTTGTTTGTTCTTGTTGAATGTACATACCTTGATTGAATTATAATCGCCCTGGCTATGCCATATCTTAATCATTGCCTCGGCATCATTACAGTTACGTTCCCACCGATTGTTAGGCGACAACGCAGCAATCACGCCTACAGCTTGACCCATAGTCAATCCATCATAGGCATGGATAAACCTAACAGCAAGATCATAAGCACGTTGATACCAATTGATTCCCTCAAAGATGTCAGCCTCTGAGGCTAATTGTAACATGCCAGAGATGTGGCGGGTGTTGGCTCTCATGATCAAATAACCTCAGTGGCAATAAGGAACTCAGACTCAATACCAAAGAATTCAACTAATTCATCAGGTGTCAATGATTCAATAAGAACATCATCGACATTCTTAATAATCACTTGATACATTCTATTCTCATCCTGTGGGAAATACTCATCAATAATACCCTCCTCAAGATAATCATCAATTGGACATTCTCCGTCAAGTGTAAAGCGCAGGTTGATAAGTTCCATGATAATCAGTAGAGTAGAGAGGGAACAATAACAGTGTCGTTAATCTCATTGATACATGAGAATCCAAGATCCTCAATAATACCAATGTTTTGAGGTAATAGTGTTGTTGTGCCTGTCAAAGTACACAATAGTTTGGCGGCTTGATTAACAGGATAGGCACGGGTTACCCCGTAGGCTGATCGGATGCGAAAGGTGGCAGGTTGTTTCATTGTGATTCAAGCCTCAGGGTTAATTGACAAACCCAGTTCAGACAGCAGACGCTCAGTGGTAGCATAAGGGCGAATCCAGTCGCCAGACAAGCGCCAGCAGTTAAAAGTTCCAGACCAATACAGACAATCAGGATCTTTGCCCACTGATTGTAACTGCTGCGCTGTAACTGGTGCGACGTAAGGGTTGCGATACGACATTGTTCAAAGTGGTTGTGGTTGTGGGTAACCCTTGAAAGGTTACAGAAAGGGGAGGCTATTAACTCTCCCCTAAGTGTAACAATCAGGCAGCACAGTAGGCGTCAACAATAGACTGGCAATAGTACTCAACAACAAACCAGACTGCCTTTTCGCGCAATTCTTGGAATGTCCAATCCTCAGGGTCTGAAACAATGTCAGAGTACTTGATGCCTACATCATAAAGAACATTCTCGATGTCCTCTTCATACTCATTAAAGAAATCGAACAACTCTGAGGAATAGATGAAACCAGATACGCCACCAATACAGCCATGGTTGGCAACGTCACGGATCTCTGATTGGTCAGTGAATCGTTGGGACAAGGCCCGTTCGAGATTGGTCATTGGTTTGTGGGATGTGGTCGGTTCCGGTGTGGTTCCCGTCCGATGTGCCAATGATGGCCCCTAGCCTTGGTCAGTGTCAAGGGGTTATTGATAAGCGTTGCTTATGTCAATGATAAGTAAACCTGATGGGCACAGATTTTATATAAATAGTATGCGTGTACGCGCATAGATACCACATCTCGGCCCATCCTGCCCCTACCTGTAACAAAACGTCACGATCCTGTCCAAATCCTTGCGTACCTGTCTATCCAGCAGTGACGCGGCCCAGTGATAGCAAGGGGTTTGGGCTGTTCAGCAGTGGTTTGGACACGGTTTGGACAAGATTCTGGACAAGACGGGGGCATGGGGGGATTCTGCCGCCGCCGTACATGCGTAAGGGGTTTACAAATTTGTGTCAAAAATCATTAGTGACGCCTAGAAGCCCCGTGAAGGGCCCTCCGAGAGGCCGGAGGTGCTACGTCACCTACGGAGGGTCGGAGGGGTCTTCCTGGGCCACCCAGGGGGCAGTGAGACGCATCTCGTCAAAGAAGTCACTACCCGATTCGGAATAAACAGGAGGCGACACAACAGGAGTAGGTGGGTCAATCTTTTCATATTCCTCAAGGGCATCGTCAATGGTGTTCTTAATTCTTGCTTTAATTGTCTTCCCCTCAATCCACACCAACAACCCAAGAAGAAGAAAGGCCGCCCAATCAGGCAGCCTCAGCTTCAAACCACGATAGAGATACCGAAACTCATTTAATTTTAATGGATCACTTCCCATAGGTTAGGCAGCTCCTTATTGAGGACTTGATAGATCTGTTCAGCAATCTGTCGATGTTCAAGTTGTGTTTCTTGGGAACGCCTCACACTCAGGTAATGGATCCACGACCTAATGGTTCCCGACATGTAAAGCCGGGTAGGACTGTTCATCGGAAGGATCTTCCTTGCTGACTCCTTCGCAATCCCACAGCTCAACATTTCCTGGTAGAGGTGTTCAAGATCCTCAAACACACTGGAGATGCGTCGATAAAAGGCTTGCGTTTCTTCCCTAGAAAGGTCGTCGTGGGAAGCCTGACGGTTCTTCAGGTCTTGACGGCGGAGATGCGGAATCTCCAGACCACCTAGCCCATCAACCGTAGACGCGTACCGTTGCGAAAACTCCTGAAACGAGAAGCTCCGATGACGAAGGATCTGTGCGGAGATGTCTCTTGTTGTGTTGATCTCTACGCAGGCACTCGCCATTTCAAAGGGAGACCAATGGTTATGATTAACAAGATACCTGAGTAGCTTCCCTGTTGTGTCCAACGTCTGTTGGCCTTTGGGATTACTGACTCTTGCACAATACTCAATGGTGTGTTCTGCTGCTGGAGTGATCCAGATGAGTTTCACCTTAGAAGCGTGAGGAGACTCAAAGGGTTGTTTAATGTCGGGTGCCATCAGTGTTAAGGAAACAGTTAATAAGAATAATAATATTATTTATATTGTTATTTTTCTTTCTATAACAGCTGTATCGTGATAGGTCGCTATGTATCACATCACTACCTATCGTGATACATTCTTCCCCTAAGAACAATAAAGAAGAATATTAATGTTAATATTATTAATATTATTATTAACATAATTAACAATATATCCAACAGTAGGCTTCGCATCTACTGTCTAATATATCCCCTTTTATTTCCTGTTTGTCGTCCTTCTTCTGTCTTGGGCTAGTAGGACGCTCGCTTCGCTCGCTTGGTAAACACTGGGGAATTGGGTCTCCCCTCCTCCCCAATGCTTCCGTCCATACCCCATACCCGTCCCTCTGGGTTTACAATTTGACGGGAATGGTTAACTGGATCCAGCCACAAGGGAGAAGAAGAGAGTTAGACCCCCCTCCTTCCCCCCGATTGTCGCTGTTTCCACGCCCAAGGAGCACCACTTCCCTGGGTAATAGTGGGCACCTTCTTTCGTGGGTAGTGGTGGTAAGGGATCTCACGGGAAAACGCTACCCATTAGATCCACGTAAAGATGGGGCCTTCTTCGTGGGTTATGGGTTCGTCGAAGGTGCTTCCCGCCACGAGCAAATCGGTTGCCAAAGTGGGGGCATTGAGAAACCCCTCAACCATATTGGACCACCTTTCGCGGTCTGCCTGAATACTCTGTTCCTGGGCGGAGATGGCCAGCACGTCCTGAAAGTACTTGACACCGAGAGCTAGGGCGTCAACCCGGTCATCGTGCTTTACGGCCCCCTTTTCGCGGCACATTCTCGTGAGCTGGTACATAAGCATCCGGGGTAGGCGTTCCTCGGGGGCCATTTCCGGGTTGCTCCGGTAGTCCCAGTCAATGAGGCGCTGATCCACAACGAGGCGGTGTTGGTTAAGAACGGGTTCCAGGGTATCAATAATCCTGTCCTCCTTCCTCGTTGTCGCTCTAACCTCCTCAAAGTTCATGCCAACCTTCATTTCCTGAGCATGTTTCTTCATCAGCTCCATGATGGCCCCATCACCAAAGTTGGATTCGATGAGACAGGAGGACGCACCATACCGTTTAGCCCGTCGAAGGATCTCACAGAGGGTCTTGTCGGAGTATCCATCTTGACTGGCAAAGATGTCTCGGATGAAGAGGAACCCATTGATCTGTGACAGGATCACGGCAACGGTCTCGTCCTTTCCTCGTCCAGAGGGGTCCACAGCAACAATAGTTTCCCCCCACGGAACAAACTCTCCTTCCTTTTTGGGACGATGCCAACGGTCGCCAGGAAGGGCCACGGCGGGCAGGTCAAGAAGGGTCTCCTTATCAGCCCCCCAAATCACGTCCGAAGGCCCCTTAGTGGGGTCTAGGGGCATCACTGAGAAGTCAGATAGCTTGAGGGGGAACTTGAGGGCGTCACTAAGGCTGGTATCCAGCATGAACTGGAGCATAAAGTTGCTCCGCGACATTGACTGTTCCCGTTCAAGAAGGTTGATCTCCGAGAAGCGGGTGTCTGTTGGGGTCCAGCTCAGGGTGTCGTGTCCCTGTGTGTCGATGTCCCCCTGTAACTGTGGGGCAAGAATGTCTTCATACCCAACAAGGTTCTTTGGATACCTAGCGGGCCAGACAAAGGGGCGGTAGTTGCGTTCCCTTAGGGTTCGATAAATCGTGAAGGTGGTTTGAGGAGTTCCCAAGAAAACAATCCTACTGTCCCCTTTGGGGGTAAGAACGGATTCCCCTTCGGTTACTAGTTGAAGAAGCTTCTCTCGCATCATGTCGGTGGCGGAGTTAGAGGGGACCTCCACGTCATCAAACACGATCAGGTCAGCACGAGAGCCGGTAAGTTGTCCCGTGATACCAACACTCTTGACTGAGGGGCTCTGGGCAGGGCGACATCCGGCAATGTCAAAGGACACCCGGCTCCAGCGTTGGTCATCATCTTGGGGACGCATGTGTACCATCCAGTCAAATTCAAGGATGCACTTCTGACAAAAGATGGTGAAGTCATCCGCCCTTTGTTTACTTGCGGATACAACAAGGATCTTCTTGTCTCTGTCGTTCCAGAGTGTCCACAACACAAAGGCAGCAGCAATCCACGACTTACCAAGACCACGAAACGCTTGGATCTGTAGACGCTTTGGACCGGACTGAAGGTACTCCGCAATGGCAAGTTGGGCCCTTGTTGGCCGAGGCAGGTCTAGCGACTTCCATACAAGGGAAAGAAAAACAGGGAATGAATTTGAGATACGCTCTTCTATGGACCGCTGAGGATCGCCTGTAAGGCCTTTGTTTTTAATCATACGATACGATACACCTGTGAGGGGGTTGAGGGGCCCTGTAGGGGCATACAGGACCCGATTAGAGGGTTATGAGGTTACTTCATCTTGGTGTTAAACTTCTTGCCCTTCCAAGAGAATTCTTTCTTGCCTGCCTTGCGGGCATCAGCAAAGGACTGATCAAAGGACTTACGGGGGCCAACAACGGGGCTACCTTTGATGCCGGAAGCCTTTTTCATTGCGGTGTCGCGGGCACCCTTGAACTTGGAGGAGGAGCCTTTGGAGGCGGCTTGAGCATTACGACGCTTGGCTTCGTCTTTGCTGTTGACACCGGGCATGGTGTCATCAATCTTGCGACCAACAGGCTTGAGGGCTTTACCAAGGGCCATGCCTGCCTTCTTAGCAGCAGGACCAAGAACCTTACCGGCAACTTCCCCAGCAACCGCAGCAGCCAGACCCTTACGGGCTTGACCCTTGGCAGCATCGCTGGCAGCCACACGGGCACGGTTAGCAAGACGGTTGGCGGTTTTGACGGCCCGACCTTGTTCTATGGCGCTCTTAAGCACGTTACCCGTCCCAGGAGCAGGAGTCCGGGGCTTAGGTTCAGCAGCCTTACCAGCCTTTGCGGAAGCAGTTTGGTTCATCTTCTGCCAAGACTTAGCTTCTTTTGCTTGAGCAGAATCCGGACGACCACGGCCACTAGGACCACGAACGTTACCAATTGAGGGGCGAGCCGGACCAGCAGGTTTGGCTGGAGCAGCGGGCTTGGGTTTTGCGGAAGGCTTATTTACTTTGCCTTCAGTGCCAGGAATACGTGCCCGTCCCTTTTCAATAGAAGGGGTAACAGTAACGTTGGTTTTAATTGTTGGTTTGCCGCCTTGAGTCCGAACACGATTGGTCGTGGTGGATTGAGGCTTAGAACCTTTAGGGCCAGTTAGTACCCTATCCTTTTGATTAGCTTTCTGTTGAAGCCTAGTGGGCTTTGCGGGTTTCTTAGGAGCCATAACAATCAGCCCTGGGTAACGGTTGCCACGGGCAGGGCAAAGCCGGTGCCAGCGCCAATCAGATTACAAGACAGGGAATCCCCAGCGAGATACCACTGTCCACCCCTCACCAGGGTTGCAGCAGTCACAGCACCACCAGAAACCGTAATGTTGGCAGTAGCGCCATAGCCAGAACCACCACTCAGAGCAACGTTGGTATAGGTGCCGTTGGTATAGCCGGAGCCGTTGACACGGGTGCCGAAGGTGGCGACAGCGCCAGTCTCAGCCCGACGAACAGTGCCAGTAGCCTTACCACCAGGGAGGCCAGTTGTAGTGTTGGTAGGCTTCACACGGGCAGAGCGAACAGCACGAATAGCAGTCTCAGCAGCAGCCACCGTGGCATTGAGGGCAACCGTGGTAGCAGCAGAGGCATAGGATGCTGCAACGGTGGTGGTGGTGGTCACGCCATCCGACACACTAGCGGTGGTATGAACACGATTATTTTGTTGATCTTCGTCACGCTTACCAGGAGCGTTGGAGATAGAACCGTAAGTGGTTCCGTCAGAAAGAGTAGCCATTTGCTTTACTTAATAAAAAATAAGTTAACGTTAACTTGTAGTCCAGGCAAGGACTTTGGAGAAATTAGAGTGGTCAAAATAGTCTTGACCAATCCACCAAGATAACCAGTGGTTCGAACCTTTTGACTGGTTACACTTGAGACAGGCAGGCACAACATTAGACGAAGTGTCATGTCCTCCTTTGGCTTTTGGATGAATGTGATCCAAGGTAAGATTCTCAGTAGACCCACAATAGGCACACTGATTATTCCAATGTTCCTTGATGGAGGATCGCCACAATCTTTTAGCTTCGGAGGAAGTCATGGCCCTTAGGTTGTAAAGGTAATCGGAAGGGGCTTTCAGAACCATTAACGGATCCTGTGTGGTTTACTTCTTCTTTTTAGGGAATCCAGCTTTCATATTTGCATATGCCTTAGGAGACACAGTGCTTTTGCTTTTAGGACGGCTGGTTCCTGCTTTACGCCTTTTGTTCATGTTTGCGTAGAGCCCTGGTGGCTTAGCGTTTCCTTTGTTCATTTCTTTTTAGGACGGCCTCCAGCCCCATTACGTGCTCGATTCTTTGAGGGCGATTCCAGTACCATTCGGCCACTCTTGGTGTGGGAAAGGTCATGTCCACCCTTGCCCGCAATGCCCCTGCGACGGCGTTCAGTCCATCGTTCCTCAGAGGCATTCTTTACGTCTGGTTTTTTATTCAGTTTCCTTTGGTATGCTGCCTTCTTAGCAGCCGCCTTGGGGTTTGCCGCATAATATTTAGCGGACTTGCTTTTCGTCTGCGCCATTGTTGTTAAAGAATACTTTGTTTTCAAGGCGCTCAATCCTAGTGTTGGAAGCACTTACTCTTTCGACAAGCACCTCAACTGATTTAGCAATATTATGAAGAGTGATTAAGTGCCAACTAAAAAGACCCAGAAAGGCGGTAGCCGCTAAGTTCCTGAGCATTACGGACAAATCCTCTTCACTATCGGATGGCCCTTTCGACATCCTCCATCTCCAATTCAAGACTGTTAAAGAGAGTGGCAAGTGGAGAACCCAGCACTGGAACACCAGTAATATTATTTTTGGCAAGCCAATCAGCAGCAGCCTTAATGTCCTGTGTGGTGGCCGTGCCTGACTTGATACGCATGATCAGTTCATTAGTAACGAGGCCGTGAAGCTCGTTAAACTGATCTTCATTTGCTCGTTGTGTCATAAACCTCTACGACCCATGTGTGTAGCCCGTCCAAGTATCCACTCATTACGCTTGGTAATTCTGTACTTAACGGGTTCAATTGTTTTGTTGGTTTGATACCAGAAGAAGTTACCAACAGTTCGGAAGTCTGCGATCACATTAAGTGGAAAAGCTTCCAACCTACGGGTACTGAAGTAATCAAGACCAAAGGCATTAAGTTGATACGTGCCTGCTTGACCATTGATTTGATAAAGTCTGCTAATATCACTATCAACGTACCCAACATTGTACGTCCCCGTTGTCAGATTAAAACTCCTCGTCAGTGAGAAGATGGAATCCTTTCCAGCAACAGAGAATGTACCTGGAACACTGTGTAGAGCAAGTGCTCTGATGAACCCTAACTGGTTCCCAACAACCGTAAACGTTCCCGTTTGATTGATAAGAGAAACTTGTTTGTTTAGGGTTAATGTAGTGCCTGCTAAGTTATACGCCCCGACAACGGTGGACAGAGTAAAAGCAATACCGCTCGTATTGTATTGAAGCTCAACATCAACACCAGCAATAGAAAACGTTCCTGTTTGAGGAACAAGCTGTCTATTTTGGAGTAGTATCGCATTAACTCCAGCAACATCGTAGGTTTGAGTTGTGGCGTCTATCCTTACGGTTCTTTGAAGTAGACTGTTATTCCCATCAAGAGAGAATGTACCAGTGTTGCCAATGATTGCCCGTTGAAGGTCTAGGCTTGTGATTGTTCCAGCAAGGGTTAACGTTCCCTGTGTTACATCTAACTTAGCTGTTCTAGCAAGGATTGCATTGATGCCGGTAAGCGTAAATGCTCCTGTTTGCTGGATTAGGTTTCTACTGAATAACAGACCCGTTGTAGTTCCATTGTAAGTGAAAGCCCCAGCACTGACATCAAGGGAAACAGACTTAGAAAGATCTGCGTCATTTCCAACAAGCGAGTAGGTTTGAGTAGTGCCGTGAATCGTGCTGGACTTAACCAGATCAACGTTAACACCAACATCATCAAACGT